TTTTAACACTACAGAAAGTTATAAAATTTGAAAGTTTATATTGTCGTTAAAGGGTGGCATTATGACGGGGAGTCTATGTGGGCTGTTTTTGATAGTTTAGCTAAAGCCGAACATGAAAAAAGTCTTCTAGAAAAAGAAAACCTAGAGAGCCGGTGGCCGAGTAGTTCCTTCTATGTTGACATCCATAGTCAGGATGTTCTATGATCTTGGTCGATGCGGACATAGTGGCGTTCAGAGCTGCGTTTAGTGCTGAGGATGAACCAGAGCCTTTCATTGCTTGTAGTAGAGCAGACTTTATGCTTAGAGACATTGCAGAAGCCTGTAACCAATCAAGCATGGAACTCTGGCTTTCAGGGAAAAACAACTTTAGATATGATGTATTTCCTGAGTACAAAGCCAATCGCCTAGATGCTAAACGTCCTAAATGGGAGCATGAGGTTAAAGACTACATGCGAGTTCATTTCCAAGCCAATACATCAGACGGCTGTGAAGCTGATGATATGTTGGGAGTGAGGGCGGTAGAGCTTGGCGATACCGCAATTGTAGCTACTATTGACAAAGACCTGGATATGATTCCAGGATGGCATTATAATTTTGTAAAAAGAGAACACTATTTTGTATCACCTGAAGAAGCTATTCGTCATTTCTATTATCAGTGTATTGTCGGTGACACCGCTGACGGAATCAAAGGCGTGCCTGGACTGGGGCCAAAAAAGGCCAAAAAGCTTTTGGACGCATGTGATGAGGAAGCGCTACGTGACGGAACTGACGTAAACAAACTCTATTATGAGTGTGTAAGCAATTTATTCTCCTGCTATGAAGAATTTGAAATGACAGCTAAATGTCTTTGGATTTGGAGAAAGCTTGGAGATATTTGGAGTGATCCTTATGAACCTAACTGAAGATCAAATTAAACAGCTGCTCGACGACTCAATTTTTCTAGAATGCCTTCGTGAAGCTGGTGTAGACAACTGGGAAGGCTATGATGAAGCTTGTAGATTATATCGAGAGCGTGATTTAGATTCTGATGATTAAAGAATGGTCCCCTGCACGCAAAAAAGCATTTATTGTTTCTGTTTTAAGACAAGGTACTAGGCGTTACCCCCCTAAGTATGAAACATTAAACAATGCTAAAACTACTAAAAAGATTAATAAGAAGTCGGGACGACTCGCCCAACATTATCGGTGCAACTCCTGTAACGGGGAGTTTACGTCTACCAATGTGGAGGTCGATCACATACAGCCAGTGGTTGATGTCAAAACCGGATTCACCTCCTGGGATGACTTTATCACCAATCTATATTGTGATGTTGACAACTTGCAGGTGTTGTGTAAGCCCTGCCACAAAAAGAAAACGCTAAAGGAAAAGAAAAAGAAAAATGAAGATTGAAGTTCCAGTATTTAATGACGATGGTAGTGTTAAGTTCACAGCAACATTGTCTGAACAGCAAGCTAGTGTTCTTCTTCAGTTTGCTATGAATTTAGCAATGGCTACAGGCATTGCAGCTCATCTTGGTGTTGTAGGCCCTGAGATTGATGACACAGGTAATCCAGTTCTAAATGACTAAACGCCACCTCTATTTACCCGATGTCCAGTTTAAACCAGGAAATGATACGGCTTTTCTTAAAGCAATCGGAAACTACATTGTCGAAAAACAACCAGATATCATCATTAACGGCGGTGACTTTGCAGACATGCCTAGTCTTAGCAGCTATGACGTTGGTAAAAAAACTTTCGAGGGACGAAGGTATAAAGCTGACATTGAAGCAACGCATGACGCTATGGAAGTTCTTTTGGCACCGATCAAAGCGTTCAATCAGCGTGCTAAAAGGGGACATGGTAAGCGATACAATCCGCGGATGGTACTTACACTGGGGAATCACGAAGAGCGAATTAGTCGCGCGGTTGAGAACGATGCAAAGCTCGATGGCACCATCGGACTTCAAGACCTAAAGTATTCTGAGTATGGGTGGGAAGTTTATCCATTCCTTGTACCTGTGGTCATCGACGGTGTGGCATACTGCCACTACTTCACTACTGGTATTGCTGGTCGCCCTGCTCCTAGTGCTCAACTTCAGTTGGCAAAAAAGCACATGTCTTGTGTCGCAGGCCATCAACAAGGATTGCAAATTGCAACAGCATATCGAGCCGACGGTAAGAGACTAACTAGTGTAATTGCCGGTTCATGTTATGAACATGAGGAAGACTACTTAGGTCCACAAGGTAATAAGCATTGGCAAGGTATCTTAGTTCTTCATGAAGTTCATGAAGGTGAGTTTGACTTGATGCCTGTATCATTAAAGTATTTAAAGAGTAAATATCTATGAGTGCAAATGAAAAACAAGAAGGTGGAAACCACTACAAAAAGTACGGTGATTTACAGCCTTGGGACGTAGTAATTAAATGGAATCTAGGCTATCTAGAAGGAACTGCTCTTAAATACATCGCCAGATGGCGAGACAAGAATGGTATTGAAGATATTAAAAAAGCAATTCACTTCCTAGAAAAACTAGTAGAAACGGAACAAGAAAAACAAAATGGAATTAGATAAATATCAAGAAGAAGCAACTGCCTATCGTCTCCCACAAGCCTCTCCTGAAGAGCGTGTAATGGGGCTTTTAGAAGAAGCTGGCGAAGTTGCCGGTGTGTTTAAACGCCTTTTACGTGGCGACTATGATATGGATGTAGCAGGAACTAAGCTGCATAAAGAGCTTGGTGACATTCTGTGGTATCTCAGTCAGGTAGCGTATGATAATGGTTGGAAGCTGTCTGAAGTTGCTATGGGCAATCTAGACAAGCTACAGAGTCGTAAACTGCGTGATGTAATTATGGGTAGTGGGGACAGTCGTTGATGTATGGATAAGTTTGAACTATTGGAGGAACTTCGTGGCTTAGATGAAATCACTCTGTTAGAGCTTCTGGAAATTACTTCAGAAGAGCTTGTAGATGCTTTTATTGACAAAATTGAAGACAACCTCCCTAAACTGTATGACCAAGCGACAGCGCACAATTAAAACAGAAGTAGATGATTGGCTATCCAAGAATCACAATCATGCCATTAAATATCGTAAAAGAATTCAAGAAGACACTGAAAAAGAACAAGAACTTAAGGAATATTTAACTAATGCAGAAACAGAGATTCAAGACAACATTCGCAGAAACGATCTTTCGGAATAAGTATGCCCAAGGACCAAACGACACGTGGGACGCACTTGCTGACCGTCTCGTCGAAGATGTATGTGGCACCAGAGGTGGCACCCTACCTGCGCTTATGTCTGATGGAGATAGAAAAGAATTATCTGAACACATTAAGGAAATGCGTTTTCTCCCAGGTGGACGCTATCTCTATTACGCAGGACGACCCTACAAAGCCTACAACAACTGTTACCTTTTACGAGCGGAAGAAGACACCCGAGAAGAGTGGAGCAACGTAACATGGCGAGCAATGAGTTGTTTAATGACTGGAGGCGGAATTGGCATTGACTACTCACGACTTCGCCCGTCTGGAAAGCCACTATCAAGAACTGGTGGCGTTGCTAGTGGCCCTATCCCCCTCATGTATGCAATCAATGAAATCGGACGGAATGTTATGCAAGGCGGAAGCCGACGCAGTGCAATCTACGCTTCGCTCAATTGGCAACATGAAGACATTCCTCTCTTCCTTAGAGCGAAGAATTGGACAGATGAAGTAAAGGCTGCTAAAGAGAAAGATTTTAATGCCTGGGCTCCGCTTGATATGACAAACATCAGCGTCAATTATGATGACGCTGCTTTAGGTCGTATTGAGTGTGCGGATGGTAAAGATAGATTTGGGTTAGAAAATAATTTAGTGTTTCTAGAAAACTGTCGTCAGGCAATGATGACTGGTGAGCCCGGCTTTAGTTTTAACTTTGGGAATAAACAAAATGAAACTCTTCGGAATGCTTGCACTGAAGTCACCTCGGAAGATGACTCAGATGTCTGTAATCTCGGTTCCATTAATCTGGGAAACATTAGAAACATTGAAGAATTCCGAGCAGTTGTTTCTTTGGCTTCCAAATTCCTTGTATGCGGAACGCTTCGTGCGGACCTTCCCTACGAAAAAGTTTATAAAGTTAGAGAAAAGAATCGACGACTCGGGCTTGGTCTTATGGGTATTCACGAATGGCTCTTACAAAGAGGACAACAATACGAGGTAACAGATGAGCTTAAACAATGGCTTACCGTCTACAGAGACGAATCTAAACGAGCAGCAGATGAGCACTGTGATCGCTTCTATATCAGCCGGCCTGTCGCGTATCGAGCAATTGCGCCGACCGGAACAATTGGAATTCTTGCTTCCACAACTACAGGAATTGAACCGCTATTTGCAGTTGCTTACAAACGTCGCTTCCTCACGGAAGGGACCAAGTGGAAATACATGTACGTTGTCGATGCGACAGCAGATCGACTCATTAATGAATATGGCCTTAAACCTGACTCAATCGACACAGCATACAAACTAAGTCACAATTATGAACAAAGAATTAAATTCCAAGCAGACATTCAAGATTTTGTTGACATGTCCATTTCCTCCACCATCAACTTACCGTCGTGGGGTTCACGCGGTAACTCTGAAGGAGACGTTACACGATTTGCAGAAACTCTTGCGAGGTACGCCCCCAGACTTAGAGGATTTACCTGCTATCCTGATGGAAGTCGTGGAGGTCAGCCCATCACAGAATGTGACTACGAAACAGCCAGAAACAACAAAGGCACAGTGTATGAAGAGAACGATATCTGCGAAATTAC